TATTTAGGAGAATTAACTTATGGCTACAAAAGCCTTCGATTTATCGAAATTTAGAAAAACATTAACTAAGTCTATTGACGGACTTGGTATTGGATTTAACGATCCAACAGATTGGGTTAGTACAGGTAATTTTGCACTAAACTATCTAATCAGCGGTGACTTTAACAAAGGTGTTCCTTTGGGCAAGGTTACTGTATTTGCTGGCGAATCTGGTGCTGGCAAGAGTTATATTTGTTCTGGCAACATTGTTAAGAACGCACAAGACCAAGGCATTTATGTTATCCTAGTTGATAGCGAAAACGCACTTGACGAAAAATGGTTACACGCATTAGGTGTAGATACAAGCGAAGAAAAACTTCTTAAGTTGAACATGGCTATGATTGATGACGTGGCAAAAACAATCCACGAATTCATGACAGAATACAAAGCTATGGAACAACGACCAAAAGTCCTGTTTGTCATAGACAGCTTGGGTATGTTGCTTACCCCTACGGACATTAACCAGTTTGAAGCAGGCGATTTGAAAGGTGATATGGGCCGTAAGCCTAAAGCACTAACAGCACTTGTTCGTAATTGTGTTAACATGTTTGGTAACTATAATGTTGGCATGGTATGTACTAATCACACATACGCTAGCCAAGATATGTTCGATCCAGATGACAAAATTTCAGGCGGACAAGGCTTCGTTTACGCAAGTTCTATCGTTGTTGCGATGAAGAAATTGAAGTTGAAGGAAGACGAAGACGGTAACAAAGTTTCAGAAGTTAACGGTATTCGTGCGGCTTGTAAGATTATGAAAACTCGTTACGCAAAGCCTTTTGAAACATTACAAGTTAAAATTCCATACGAAACAGGTATGAATCCTTATAGTGGTTTAGTTGACTTGTGTGAAAAAGCTGGCTTGTTAAAACAGTCAGGCAACAGACTTGAGTGGATTGATCCAGAGACAGGCGAAGCACATAAATTCTACCGCAAAGAATGGAAAGATGATAAATTAGATATGTTAATGAGTAAATTCCATATCAAACCTTTAACAGCAACCATTCCCGAGGAGACGGACGAAAATGTTGAATGAAACACAAATAGCAGACATCTGGATCTTGTTCAGTGAGTATATTGACAAGAAAATTATCGACGTAGCGGCTGAACGTTATGTTGATTTACTAGCAGACTTTGGTACAAGCGACCGAGTTTTAGAAGGCGCAACTGGTGTCGATAGTGTGCTAGACCAGGCAATTGAATACTATTTGGACGAAGAGTCCGACGATGAAGATGGTGACTATAAAGAGCTAGAATAATGTGGTATTCCAAGGTTAGTAAAGACATTTCTTATATTCCAGATGCTGTGGCATATTTCAACGATGAGTTGATTAATGCCCGTCTAGATGCGAATATTAAAGGCAATATTGAAAAGGCGGCCGCGGCAATGCCTGGTATTGTTGAACAACGATTTAGTCAACTTCAAGAAATTGAGGCTATCCTTGAGTACTTAAACATTGAGCTTCGACGCTTAAAGAGTCAGCATTTTAGAAAATATTTAGAAAATTATCAACGAGCTTTATCTTCAAGGGACTGTGAAAAGTTCGTTGAAGGCGAAGCTGACGTTGTAGACTTTGAAAAAATTATTAATGAATTTGCCTTGCTACGCAACAAGTGGCTTGGTATTACTAAAGGCTTAGATGTTAAACAATGGCAGTTATCCAATGTAATTAAACTGCGTACTGCTGGTATGGAAGACGCCTCATTATGAAGATAGTGTTATGTACAGGCGGATTTGATCCATTACACAGTGGACATATTGAATATTTCAGAGAAGCTAAAAAGTTAGGCGATCAGTTAATTGTTGGAGTAAATTCAGACAACTGGCTTGTAAACAAAAAAGGTCGTGCGTTTATGTCTTATCGTGAACGCAGTCTTATTGTAAGCGCAATTGATTGTGTAGACGCTGTTTATCAGTTTGATGACAGTGATGTAACTGCTTGTAATTTTATAAAAAATATGAAAGAGCAATATCCTACAGACACTATCATTTTTGCCAACGGCGGCGATCGTAATGCAACAAATATTCCTGAAGTAATTATTCCTGATGTATTATTCAAATTTGGTGTTGGTGGTAATAATAAAGCAAACAGTAGTAGTTGGATCTTAGACGAATGGAAAGCTCCAAAGACAGAACGCCCATGGGGTTACTATCGGGTGTTACATGAAATTCCAGGCACAAAAGTTAAAGAATTAACAATTAATCCTGGAGGAAAATTATCAATGCAACGACATAGTTCTCGAGCAGAATTATGGTTCATTAGCGAAGGTACTGCTATTCTTAATAGCAAGATGCCTGGCGGATATTCATTGCCGAGCTTGAAATTAGTAACTCATGCCAGCTATACAGTTAGTAAAAATGATTGGCATCAATTAACCAATCCATTTGACCAACCTTGTAAAATTGTTGAAATACAATACGGTGAATCTTGTAAAGAAGACGATATAGAACGTCAAGATTAAATTATTCAGCAAAAAGGTTGACTTATAAAATCTTTACTGTATAATATAAAGTATGACAACTGTAGACAACTTACTTTTAAAAATAACTTCACATACATCTCCAACGATAGAAGAATATATTCCCACGCGAGACTCTAAAGTATTACGCAGTTTGACTACCGCGGTTTCTAGCTCAGTTTTTATCACCGAAAATCAAAGTCGTTTATTGTTAAAATTACTTACTCAGTACAGTAATAGTTTTTTAAGCATCGAACCTGACATTGAAAACATTTTAATTTCCCCTACTTGGTCCAAAAGATTTCGTCCAGTAGACACAACTAAAAAAGTCTATATAAAAACACTAAAAGACAAAGAACCCGCAATTTTCATCGAATTCGCACCCAACGGAGCAGTTCGTAAGGCGCTCCAGTCAATTGGAAAAGTCACAGAAGGCGGGGTCAATGTGTATAGTACCAAACTTCACAGCATTGAGTTAAGTGAAAAAAATATAGTTGGCATCGTAGATTTGCTTAAACCGCATAAATTTGATTTTGACCAAAAAATCACCGATTTTTACGAAATTATCAAAAAATGGCGTTTTGAAGATGAATGTAAAAAATTCTTTTTCAGCGAAGATTTGTATCCATTGGTTAAAAATGCATTAGTAGAAGATATTGGTCAAGACAACTTAAACACAGAATTGTTAGTTCAAGACAGAAAAACAAGATACCACTTTTTGACCAAAAAAACCCAAGAAAATCCGGAAATTTTGACAAATTTCATGGTACACAGAACACAGCAAAAAATATGGGTTGACTCGAATAAACATACGTTGACTGAATTGATCAACAGTCTTAAAGAACTCAACCGTCTTCCATTGTTAGTTATTTTTGACAGCCACAACGTAGACTCATGTACTAAAAATTTGCAAAATCTTCAAATTTCCCTGGAAAAAAATGAAATTTCTGAAGGTGTAGGAATATACTTTAGATTGCCCAATGATACAAATGGAAAAGTTTTTAATTCTTTTATACAGGACAATCACTACAATGCACCACTGAATAATAGTACAAATGTTGCTGGAATACAAACAGGAAAATTACCCAAATTTTTCCTAAAAGATTGCAATTGGACACCAAAAAGTGTTATAGTATTTGGAAGTAACTTACGTCATAGTAAATCTGCTGTTTACAGTAATAGATGCGATTTAATTATTTCATACTCGGATAAACCTAGTATATTTGACAACAACACAGGATGGGCGACCAGCACATGGGCATTGTAAAATTAGTCATCAAAGATGAGGTTAATATCAAGATCGAAGGTCTTGAGTTAGATGCACGAAAAAAATTAGCCAATGCCTTTAAATTCTTTGCACCTTATGCAAGATACCATCCGGCATATAAATTAGGTCGATGGGACGGTACAGTCAGCTTGTTTGGCCTCGGCGGTAATGGTTATTTAAATCAGCTAGAAAAAGTCATGCAAATACTACATGGCATGGGCATTTCGCTGGAGGAAGTAGAAGATTTACGTGAGCCGGTTAAGCTAACATTTCCCGAAGTTAAAGAAGATTTCTGGGGGGATCGCTGTTGGCCAGTCGGACATCAAAAAGCGGGAGAGCCTATTCGGTTGCGAGATTATCAACTTGACGTAGTTAACAATTTTCTTAAAAATCCCCAGGCATTACAAGAAGTTGCTACCGGAGCAGGTAAGACGATTATGACTGCAACGCTTAGTAAATTATGTGAATCATTTGGTCGTACGATTACAATCGTTCCTAACAAGTCGCTAGTCGAACAAACAGAAGAAGACTTTATTAGTTGTGGTTTAGATGTAGGTGTTTATTATGGAGATCGCAAAGATCTTAACAAAACGCACACAATTTGTACTTGGCAAAGTCTTAATATTCTTGATAAGAAAAGTAAAAATCACGAGCACGACATTGTTACACTTGCAGAATTCCTCGATGGTGTTAAGACTGTTATTGTCGATGAAGTACACATGGCAAAAGCAGACGTACTAAAGAATTTACTTACACAAAACTTATGTAATGCACCTATTCGCTGGGGACTAACAGGAACTGTTCCTAAAGAAGCGCACGAGTTTGAACAAATATTTGCCAGCATCGGGCCAGTCATTCATAGCATACAAGCACATGAATTGCAAACTAAAGGTGTACTAAGTAACTGCCACGTGAAGGTAGTACAAATGATTGATTTACCAGAATTTAGCAGTTATGCAGAAGAATTGAAGTATCTTGTCACTGACGAAGATAGGATGATTTATATTAGTAATTTAATAAAATCAATAGCTCAAACAGGCAACACATTAGTCTTAGTTAATAGAATCGATTCAGGAAAGTTTTTAATTAACGAAATACCAGAAGCAGTCTTTATCTCAGGCGAAGTTAAAACTAAAGATAGAAAAGAAGAGTATGACGAAATTAAAACAAATGATAACAAGATTATTGTGGCGACTTTTGGTGTGGCCGCTGTTGGTATTAATATCCCTCGTATTTTTAATATGGTTCTTCTTGAGCCCGGAAAGAGCTTTGTCCGCGTTATACAAAGCATTGGGCGAGGCATTAGAAAAGCAGAAGATAAAGACTTTGTCCAGATCTGGGACATCACGTCTACCTGTAAGTATGCAAAACGGCATCTTACGGAAAGGAAGAAATTTTATAAGGAAGCCAAGTATCCCTTCACTCTTGAGAAGACGGACTGGCAAAGATAAAGAATTATGCAAATATTGACGTTAGAAAACAAAACATTTTTACTGGATAATCTGCCAGAGGAAGTGGATGAGGAATGTAGATTTGCCGTATTAGATAATAGTGACCCAAAAGAACCTGATTTTTTCTTTATGCCATTAATATTTCTCGAAAGTTTTAATGCACCTGCAATGGTATTAAAGATAGGGAATCAGCAAATCACCATGCCTATAGATTGGCACATAGCAGTTGGCGATAGTTCAAGTGGTTGCGATATTGAAATTTTACCACTAACCAGCTTGAATGATAGAGGATTTGAAGCATTAGTTTTTAACCCATTGAGTAGCTTTAGAGTGGAGTTTAAAAAGATAGAAATCGTCAATTTTTACAATGATGTTAAATGGTATTTTCCTAAGATGAAAAACAATCAGTTGCTTGCTACACCATTGGGCATGAGTGAAAAGCCAGATTGTGTTTATTTCTGTAAAGAGATTAGTCGTCAAAGTGAAATCATTGATTTGAGTAAGATATTGTAGAATGGGTAGTCTCAAACCAGGTGCTACATACGTTTATGAACGCAACGGCGAAGAAATATATGCCCGCGAAGCCGGTGAAACAGAACGTAGATTGATTGGTTACAAATACGAAATGGAAAATAAACCCGATCCCCGTACTATTGATGGCAGACCTTTGATTGAACAGATAAGAGAGAACAAAATGTGGGGTGAAATTCATCGCGAGGCGAAAACCAATCCCACTTTACAAAAGGCTCTGGATCGTGCTATAATGATATACAAGTTAAGTAAGGATAAAGTACAATGAAATATGCATTTTTTAATCCGTTGATCATGGGTATTGATAAGATCCCCGACGACACCTTTGAAAAAATCAAAAAATTAGCCGAAAAACTTCATGAAAGAACAGATCTTAATGATGCTGGTAATGAGGATTTAAGTGTGCGTGGAGGA